TGAAGGCCCGTAAGTTGGCTCTTGAAGAAGCGCAGCTGGCCTTTGATGCTAAGCAACAGCAGCAGCGCGAGATCATGGAGCATGAAGAGAAGATGACGGCTAACCAAGCACGTCTTGTGGAAGCACAGGCTCGTGTGGCAGTCAGCCAGAATGACAAGGAAACGGAGATCATCAAGCTCGCTGCTCGCAGTGAGGAGACAGCCTCCAAGCTGATCTCGAATGAGAAGATGAACCGTGAGAACAATCAGACAACTGCCTTCGGTATCGCTATTGCCGAAACAAGGAAGCGGCAGGAGAATGAGTTGTATGCACAGGAACTGAAACTTAAAGCCGCAACCGGCAGTGGTGTATAATGGCTATCGAATTAGACAAACATCTAAACTTCAATGGCCCCGACTGGACTGCTCTTCGCATGTATTTGCAGGAGCAGGAAGCAACGAAGATTGGCTTGCTCTTAGGGGCTAAGACACACGACGATACAAATGAGTTGCGAGGCGCTGTCAAGTTTATTCGACACCTCCTTGCAATTGAGAAGACCGCTAAAACAGCCGTCAACCAAAGGATTTAACAAATGGCAGACCTAACCGAGCAAGAAGCAGACAAGTTGTTTGCACAGATTTCTAGTGCTATCAGTGAGAACGATCCGCTTAAGCTGACCGCTCTTACAGAAGAGCCCGCTCTTGATGATAAAGAAGAGCAACCTGAAGATAAGACGCCTCCTGTTGATGACAACAAGGAGCCGGATGATTCTAAGGATGAGGATAATAAAGAGGACAGTCCGCCGGATGACAAGTCGGCCGACGATAACGCTGAAGACGATAAGACAAAGACTGGTGATGACAAGGTAGATGAACTGGCGGCCCTTAGAGAGCAAGTTGAAAAGCTCAACAAGGTAAACCACGATCTGCGGTCACAGGCAGGCCGAGTCCCATTCGTACAGAAGCGGCTACGGGAGTTAGACAAGAAGCTAGAAGAGTTGGCAAGTGCGCAGGCTTCTCCTTCAAGTCACCCTTCCACAAAGATTAAGCCCAAAGTTGATGAACTCCTTAAGGGTATTCGGGAAACTGACGCCGATCTCGCTGATGCAATTAGCCAAGCTATTGCGTCCGCCACTGATAGCGTCGCGGATGAGATGAGAACCAAGGAACGTGAGAGTCTTACGTTTCTCCGTGATCAGGAAGCTCAGTCGTACCAAGAGCAGGAAGCAAACCGTCTCTTGGAAATGTATCCCAATGCTGCTGAGGTTTTCCGCTCTGAGCATTTTACTAAGTGGAGGAGTAACCAGTCTACTGGCATTCAGTCCCTAGCTTCATCCAACAGTGCGGATGACGTGGCCTTGGCCTTCGAGAAGTATGCGAAGGATATGGTCCGTGATTATCCGGAACTGGCGGAGAAGTCGAAGGAAGCAACACCCGCGAAGACGGGTGTGAATGACGAGCAGGCTCAGCGAATTGAGGCAGAGCGACAGAAGCGTAAAGCGAGTTCGGCAAATGTGTCGAGCCCTAATGCTTCTGGTAAGATTGCGATCCCAGATGATCCAGAGGCTCTGTTTGAGAAGTACACCAAGCAAATCAACAAAGAGATGCGTGGTGAATAAGAAGGGAAACAACTATGTCTAGTTTTGGTATCACTACCTATGGCGATATCTCGCCTCGCGTCGGCATCTATGCCGTTGCAAACTTTCTTGCGCATGCCGGCCCCATCCAGATTCTGGAACGGTTTGCCAAGATTGAAGCCCTGCCGAAGAACGGCGGTCAGATTGTCAAGTGGCGTCGTTTCGTGCCGTTTGAGATCAACACCACTGCTCTCGTTGAGGGTGTAACTCCTGCGCCGAACATGCTCCAGTACGAAGATGTCACCTCGGTGATCTCGCAGTACGGTGCGTGGGTTAACTTCACCGACGTTATCATGGATACCCATGAAGACCCGAACTTGCAGAAGATCAGCATGGGTCTTGGTGAACAGGCGGCTGGCGTTAAGGAGCAGATTCTGTGGGCGGAAGTCATTGGTGGTACCAATGTCCTCTACTCCGGCGCTGCGACCTCCCGCGCTACCGTGGAAGCTCCGATCTCGGCCGATGAACTGGTTGCGGCTCAGCGTTTCCTGAAGGCGAACAAGGCCCGTCACATCACCCGTATGCTGAAGGCCAGCTCCAACATTGCCACTGAACCTGTGGCTCCGGGCTTCGTCGGTTTCGGTCACTCCAACTTGGAGCCGGACCTGCGTGGTCTTACTGAGTTCGTTGTGCGTGAGAAGTATGCCTCCGGTGCACCTCTCAATGACTACGAAATCGGTAAGTTTCAGGATATCCGTTTCATCCTGAGCCCTGATTTCACCCCGTTCTACGGTGCGGGTAGCACGAACGTCACTGGTGTTCTCAGCCGTGATGGTACAAATGTCGATGTGTATCCGCTGGTTATTGTTGGTCAGGATGCCTTCGGTGTGGTTCCTCTGCGTGGTCAGAATTCTGTCAGCGTCACCGTCAAGAATCCGACCGCGACCTACGAGGACCCGTTGGCCCAGCGTGGCTTTGCCAGCTGGAAGATGTGGTACGCTGCTGTTCGTCTCAACGAAGAGTGGATGGTCCGCATTGAAGCAGCTGCATCTGCGTAATAGTCGAGGACAAATAAATGACTGATTACACTAGTAACCTTGTAAAGAAGAAGCACCGTCATCGCGGCATTTACTCCGGTATGCCGTATCAGGTGGCTGGCCGCCTCTTTCTGCCCCTTGGCACTGTGCTTACCACAGCTGATCGTTTCCTTATGGTTCCGATTGGTGAGAATCAGGTGATTAAGCGCGTTACCTTGGAAGTTGTTGGCGATACCTCTACTGTCGCCGGCTCCATTGGTCGTTTCCAGATTCTGGATGCGAACGGTGATCCGGTGTCGGTCCAGCGTATGGGCCCGTTCGGTGATACGGATACGAAGTATGTGTCTCCTGCAACCAGCGCCGCACTGTATCGTGCAGCTGGCCAGCTGGATGGCTATACGGAGACGATCATCGCTACTGTTGAAAAGCTGACTGGTCCGATCTATCTCGGCATTGCTATCACCACTGGTGGTACCATTGCTGCGGACACCGAGTTGTTCCTCGGTGCCGAGTTTGATGGTGAGACGAGTACGCTTGACACGATGGGTGATAGCGACCCTGACAACGATTACCTTCTGGTCTAATCGAGTCAAACTGCAATTGTGGATGGCGGGGCTTCGGCCCCGTCATTTCCACCCCCTGTATTCTAAAGGAGAATACCCATGAGTAACGGTACTATTGTTGGACCCAATTTTAATGAGATGGACGAAGAGAAGCTTCGGCAGTATGCGTCCCATCTCCATGTAGCGGTTAAGAAGACTTCCACTAAGGAAGAGATTATCGCCGCTATTTCTAGTAAGCTTCGTGATAAAGCCGCGCCACTGATTGCAGATGCAACCACCGACGTTCCTCCGGGTCATGTGAAGCTGACCATCATGGAAGACCCCATGCCCGGTTCGTCTAACATCCCGGTGTTCTTGAACGCGAATGGTTATGTGTGTACCATTCCACGCGGCAAGCCGGTGATTGTCCCGATGCGAGTGTTGCGAGTTCTTCAGGATGCTAAGGTTAATCGGCGTAAGCAGAGCCTCATCACTGATGAACATGGTCGTGAGAAGTTTGTTGAATCAACCGTGGTTGTCCCGAGTTATCCGTTCACTGTGCATGATATGACTCATGGCCCGGAACCGCTTACTGCTTTTGAAGCATCTAAGGCGCGTACCATCGGTCCCCGCAGGCGCTATCAAGCCCTGTTCGGTCACTGGCCAAAGTCCCATGAGCTGATCCGTGCTATTGAACAAGGTCTGATTACCCTCGATACCAACGAGGATGTGGCGGACGCCGAACGTAAGGCTATGGCTTTACAGCAGAAATAAGGATTGATAGATGAACTATCTGGAACTGGTCAACATGGTAATTCAGGAGAGTGGCAACGAGCTTAATGAGCTTGATGCCGGTACTTTCTCCTCCGCTGTAGCAGGCCAGCGCCTGTACCCGCGCATGAAGCGTTACGTCATGCAGGCATGGAAGGCCATCCAGATGTCCCGCGATGAGTGGGAGTTCAACTCTGGTGTGGTTCATCAGATGGTTTATCCTCGTATCCGTTTCTCAGCAGGAAGTGCAGGAGCGTCCCCTTCTATCGGGGACGTTTTTGTGGGTGAGGAAAGTGGTTTTACTCTAACCGTCCGGCAGGTATTGCTGGACGATGGCTTGTTCACTACCGACGATGCCACAGGACAGATTGAATTCGCGGTATTCAGTGGAAGCACAGCTTTGAAAGCTGGTGAAGTCTTTGTAGATACGCTTGACCCGACGGCCTTCTTCACATATGAGAGCCCCGGCGACTACGATTTCGCGCTGACCAACGCTGACCTAGCGAATGTTCAGTGGACCTCTTTTACTGGAGCGAATAATGCCGCTACTCAAATTCCTCTCCCGTTTGTACCGTGGGAGAATTGGTACTTTGCGCAAGTAAGCTACAACTCGCAGAGCAATACGGTTCCACAATATGTCAGCCAGAACAATGCTGGCCGGGTAGTCTTCTACCCACAAATTCAATCACCATTCCGAGTGTCGTTCGTTTACACACGCACCCCACAGGTGTTGAGTGCCTACAACGACGTGCCTACCGGCCTTCCGCTGGAGTACCACGAATGGATTGCGTGGGAGGCGTTGATGCGCCTTGCCACCTACGACAAGAACTCACAACTGTTCGCACATGCGCAGAAGCCCGCAATCTTCTTCCGTAATCGAGCTGAAAAGAATCTTATGCCACTTCTGTCCTACCGTGGTAGCCCCTTCAATCGAGGTCAGTAATGTCTGAACTTCTCCCATCCCTAGTCTCACTAGATAAGGGCCTGAATCTGCAAACTGCTAAGGTAGTTGCAGAGCCGGGCTCTGTTCTTGATGCGCTTAACTACGAGCAGGTGGACTTTCAGGGCCAGAAGCGTATTGAGGGGTTTTCTCGCTATGATGGTCATGTACTTGCTACCATCAATGATTACTATGTCATCACAGTGAATGCAAACTTCCTAGGTAGCGGGCAGGCTCGACTGTATTCCAATGACAACTTCTTCGGTATGCTGGTTGATAGCAACTCTTCCAGCCCCATCCTCTACGCTGTGTCGGTGAATGACAACTTCATTCCAGAAGCAGGAGACACACTCTCCTACCGCAATGTCAGCAATGATCCTGTCGAATACACAGTGGTATCAGTAGCTCTTGGATCGGCCGTCGCTGCTGATGCTGACGAGCATTATGCCAAACTGTTGGAGTATTCAGCTAATATGCGTGCCCGCGTGCAAGAACTGCCGGGTCCTGTTGCTGGTTTGCATTGGTTCCGGGACCGCCTGTATGCGGTGGCTGGTGTTACCGCTGCTAGTCTTTCTGGTACATCTCCTGTCATTCATCCGAATGATGTGCTGACTTTGGGTGGTTTGAACTACAACGTGCTCGATGCGTATGTACTGGACAACACACGCCTTGTGTTCGTGGATGCATTCTATCCTGAAGATTGGCAGATTGAAGGCACGCCTGTTACACGTAATGCCGTCTCGATGGGCACCATTGCTAATGGTTATGAAGACCTCACCACTGAATTGACTTCATTTTTTGAGGCACGTACAGAAGCGCAGGTTATTGCCGAAGATGGCATTGTAACTACAGGTGATACAGCAGGCTGGTTGTTCAAGCATCTTGGCTGGGCTGTTCCTTTTGAGGATGGCACTAGTTTGTTTGGGAGCCTCCCCGCTCTGAATCAGAACATTGAAGGTGTTGGTATTGAAGGCCCGACCTCCACTACAGGCGAAGCGGGTCGTCCCCTTGTACTTAAGCAGAACGTTTCTATTGCCGATTATCAAGCGCAAGTGAGTGGTTGGAAGAGCAGCAACACGCCTACAACCTATGAACTTGATGCAGACAACCTAACCGATGTGGACAGCCTCTATATCTATGCTGATGCTTTCATCGAATGGGACGGTGACACAGGAGTCGTAAGTGCTCCCGGTGCTACTTCCTCCACCCTTACCCAATATTCCGCCACCGCCACCGTTGAGGTAGAAGTCTAATGCCAGTTCCTGCCCCGACTAATTTCGTTCTTCTTAATCCCGGCTTTGAGCTGGGTAATACAACTGGCTGGACTATTACGCAGACTGGCGGTACTGGTACTCCATCGGCTTCCACAGCTCGGCCGGCATTCGGCAGCTACTCAGCCTTCTGGGCTGGTGCTTCGGGTTCTGGGCATGCGGGTGGTGTTGAGGCAGAGTGGATCAATAATGCCCGTGCTACAGTAGCACCCGGCAATACCATTCAAGCACAGTGCCGTATCTCCCTGAAGGATACGGACTCGTCCGCTAATCGTGGTGAGATTCGCATCTATTGGTATGATGCCAGTAATGTCCTGCTTGGCCATACATCGGGCAATCTCATTCGTGGTAATAGCCAAGCTTATCAGACTTCCTCGGTTTCTGCTAGTGCTCCTGCTGGAGCGCAGTATGCTGCTGTCGGTGTGTGGACTACAGCGAATTCCTCGGGTGGTGTGTACTTCGATGAAGCTACTTACACCTACACTTGGGACCGCACGGTTGCGTTGACTTCCCCACTTGATGGGGCTGAGTATGGTGTTGGTGTTAACATCCGATACAGTGTTGCTATTGGTGGTACTACCCCATCTGTTGTGAGCGTCACCTATAAGGCTGGTGCTGCAACTATCGGCAGTAGTTCTACAGGCGATTATGAGTTTAACTCCAACGATCTAGCAGCGGGCACTTACGCCATCACTGCGGTGGTGCTGTTCTCCGATGGTAGTGAACTAACGTCTGCTGCCAATAACATCACTATCACAGCTACGCCGACTCCGCCTACAACGCGCGAGTACAAGGCGTCGAATGCTTATACAAATCTTGTAGCTACTAACTTTGCCAAGCTGTCTTCCAATATGCCCTCCGTGGCGTTGGTCACAGCCGTTGAGGTTCTGGCAGACTATGACCTTCAGATACTAACTCGCGCTCTTGATATTGATGGCACACCGGAATCGTCAGATGGTAGCACTATCTTCGATATCGTGGACACAGCCAACATCGAGCTGACTATGCTTGATGGTGATGGGACATCGTACTCGAAGGCTGGTAGCCCAATCAAAACCACGGTTCCTATCCTGCGGTCGTCCTTCGATATCACCGAAGAGGGTATATCTGAGGGTAAGAAGTGGACAATCTATGACCTGACCACGCCCGTTACAGTTACCTTGGGTTCAGATACAGAGTTCTTTGGGCTCGATCCGCTGGCAGCTAGCGACTTCACAGAGCGCAGTTTGGGCCTGAAGTTCTACCCGACCCTTAAGTCTAAGCCGGCTACGGCAGACGATGGTGATGCGTGCATCAGGTTCTTCCTGAACAAGCTGCGCCTGCGCGTCTACTTTGATGCTGGGTCCACGGAATACTACTTTGCCAGTGCCGATAAGACACAGGTGATCAAAGGCAACCTTGTGCATTCCTACGTCGAGACAGGTGATCTCCGGAATGGTGACGCTCAGGGCGTGCTCCAGCTGAATGAAGACCTGACCGTCATGCTCGGGACCCAAACCTATATTGGTGACGACTGGACGATCCATGCCGCCTACCCGCCTACAGATGCCAATCAGATTGGTACTGTGGCTGCCCGTGAGCAGGCTGATGGAGTAGGTATGTCCTACAATGGGCTGCCGTCTGCTGCGGACATCGTAGCTGCCCGTACCCGCTACATGTTCATCACTGCCAATTTCTACGGAGATAGGGAGCTTGATAGCATGTATGGTGCACATGGCCTCCCACGTGCGTTCGCGTACAACGGCGACTTCTTCTACAAAATCTACACCCAGCCCGACCCTGTGAAGGATTCTCCCCGCCACGTGGCCTACCATCATGGGCATCTGGCCCTTGGCTTCGATCAGGGCAACGTGGATATCTCGGTGGTGGGACAGCCCTACAACTTTAACGGTGCCGAGGGCGCTTCCAGCTGGGCAATTGGTGATAAAGTTACGGGATTGTTAGAACTTTCGGGAACTATCCTAGGGGTATTCGGGTCCAAATCTATCTGGGGCATTTCTGGTACAACTCTGGATAACTTCGCCACACAGGTGATTTCTCCGAATATCGGGGCTATTGAATACACGGTTACGGATATGGGCTTTCCAACCTATGCCAATGCCTATGGCATTTACACACTTTCTCAGACTCAGCAGTACGGGGATTATCTGGGAACGCCACTTTCACAGGATGTCTCACCGTGGCTTCGCCCACGGCTGGTCCGCAAGTACACCTCCGATAAAGAAGTGGTAGTTGCATGGCCAGTCAGGACGAAGAATCAGTACAAGCTGGCCTTCTCCGATGGTTACATCTTAAGTATGACCTTGAATGCGGGGCAGCAATCAGCCCCTACATTCTCCTTCCAGCAATATACGATCTATGGCCCAGAGGACGAGTAATGGCAGATGTGTTAGTTCCACTTGCAATCTCCTCTGGCATTGATCATGCAGGTGATGAGCGTATTCACGCAGCTAGATATACTGCTCGCTCACGGATTGCTTTTGTACAGAGCTATATTGCCGTAGGACGACCAACAGCAAGTAGCAATGGAACTAGTATTGGGTATGGCGTGCCGCCGACCACATTCACTACTGCCACCAACAACATCCCACGCGGTAGTAGCGGGTTTAATGCATACGGGATCGTTAATGCTTTTGGGTCTTTGTTTATCCCAAGCACAGATGGTATGGTGTATAAGGGTTCGTCTGCTAATACGTTCACTTCATGGACGCAGCAGGACACTGGCACGGTCGATTCGCTACTTGCAGGTATTGCCTTCGACGGTACACGACTAGTCACGGGTGTTAGTAGGTATCTGGCCTATTCCACTACAGGCAATGGTTGGGTATCCATCGACACGGGTGCTAATACTATCGGCAGCCTGAAGAGGCTCCGCTATCTGAATAGTAAGTTCGTTGGTGCTGGCTCCGGCGTGGGTACAAACTCTGGCCCACTTGTAGCGTACTCTCCGACAGGTGTTAGCTGGTCTACTGTTATCACGGAAGCTGGTGGCACAGCCGACAACCTAAGCATTTGCTGGACAGGCCAGAAATGGCTGGTGTCTAATAATCATGGTGAGATTTGGCAGAGTGCCGATCTAGTCACCTTCATTAAGGTGTTGGACCGCAACGTCATCTTCCCTATCAGTGGACCATATGTTACTTGCATGGATAGCGATGGTGATGGTCTTGTTCTAGCTTGGGGCACGAACGGCAGCACGAGTATATTGGCGCGTTCACGCAATCACGGTGATACGTGGGAACAACTGGCCGATCCCGGCTTCCTTACAAATGCACTTGAATACCACAGCGGATATTTTTACTCGGGTGGTACGCGAACTACTGATGGAGACGCTTGGCTTCCCTCCATCTTACTTACGGAGTCTGGGTACAGATTCTCGGGGATGACTACATATGGCTGAGGTTCTATTTCCACTAGCTATCTCTTCCCAGCTTGATGTAACAGGAGAAGAGCGAGTGCACGCAGCCAAATACAATCCAACTACTCGGAATACGTTTGTGCCTCCTGTTCATTTACGCTTGGCTCTAGGCCCGGCTGCTAGCCCCTACTTACCTACCGCCTTGGTGGAATCTTCAACCAATACATTCACTTCACAAGCTATAACAAACCCGGACACCACTAATACATATAGTACGGACCCTAATGGCTTGGCTCTCTCTCCTGATGGGACGCATCTGGCCGTAGTTGGCTACACTGGATTAGTGCACGATGACACCACACTTGGAGTATCTTTATTCAAGTATGCCTCAGGCAGTTATACACAACTGACCCCGATTCTATGGGATCGAGCAGTACGTGTTTGTTTCTCTCCGGACGGTGATCACCTAGCTGTTGGTGGTAGTCTTAGCAGCCAAACGGCTAACTTCATTCGTGTGTACAAGCGTGCTGGTGATACCTATAGTTTAATCTTTAGCGAAACTATGACTGGCAGCGAGAACGTATGGGATATCGAATACACTCCTGACGGCACTCATATGATTCTAGGAACTAATGCTCCCTTCTATGAGGGCGATCACGGCCTGAGTCTGTATGTTCGCATCGGCGACACCTATACTAAAGTATCACAAGCTAGCAACCCTTTCCCGAGTATTGGTGGCAACACCTGCTACTACGTCACAGCTAAGGCTGATAAGGTGTTTGCTTCGGCTAATGGTAACACAACCAAAGTGTACACGCGGGCAGGTAATGCTTATACATTAACACAAACTATTGCTATCGGTGGTAGTTTCATCGAGCCTGCTGTGACGGATGATGGTACTACACTTATCCTTAATAATACGGTGTACACATTTAACGGCTCTACTTACGTGAGCAGCGGAGCCGTGACAGGCACGTCTGGCACTAAAGCAATTGCCAAGTTTGATAAGGATGATCGCCTATTCTTAGGTACCCAAACGGCTCTGTATCTACTAGAGCGGAGTGGTTCAAATTTTGTGGTTACTTCCACAACAGGACTTCCGGCTACATGGATCAACGCACTGGGTCTTTATCCGGGGACTAACTAATGGCTGACCTACTGATTCCAATTGCCATTTCATCCCAGCTTGACATCACAGGAGAAGAGCGAGTGCATGCTGCTAAATACAACACAACTGAGCGGGCAGTCTTTGTTCCACCGCCTACACCGTCCCCCTATCTGGCTGTACTGACTAATGAGTACATCGGAGTTGAGGGCCGCCCTGACACGGACTACCTCTCCGTGTACAAGAATGATGGTAGTGGTTTTGCACTGTTCCCTATGCCGGGTCCTCCGGGTCAGAACGGCGATGCTGTGGCATGGAGCAACAACACTACATACCTAGCCCATGCGAATGGTGGTGGGGTTAACTTCTACAAGCGCAATCCAACCGAGATGACGTTCCTTTCAGGGCAACCTGATATCAATCCCGGCACTGTTATGCGCTCCTGCTTGTTTCGCCCCGATGATGCACATGTAGCATTCGGTCGGCAGAATAGGTTGTATGTCTATAGCCGTAGCGGTGATACCTTCACCCAGATTCTGAACATGAGTGGTATGAGTAATGACGGTTTAGGTGCTCTTGTTGCTCTTACTTACAACCCAGCCGGCACGCGACTTGTAACTGGAGCCGGCGGCTTAGCCCGCGTATTGGATATTTCAGGCAGCAGCTACACAGTTAACGCTACCGCTGAAGCAGCCTTGGCGACCATGAAGGGTGCTGGCACTACAGTGCAGACTATACTGTACTCGCCCAATGGCCTCTACCTTGCGGCCACCAACCGTAACAGTTTGAAGCTGTATCAGGTGAGTGGTGCTACATTCGTGGATATTTCGCCGAGCTTGTCATATGACTCGTTTGCATTGAAGTGGTCGCCAGACTCTTCGACTATTGCGTTTACAAACTATGCGTCACAAGTTATCATCTATGATGTAGGCACTGCTTCGGTTACACATACATTAACACCTAGTGTTTCACAGCCCGGTGCTATCGCCTACAGTTCAGACGGCTCACGCCTGTATGTGACTTGCAGCCCTCCTTTTGATACAGGTGCGGGTATTGTAGTGTATAACACCACGACTTGGGCAGAGATTCCGGGTGAGTTTATCTCGACTAATTTCATGGGCTACACATACATGCACGGTCTTGAATACATGGAGGGGGTGTGATGAGTAACTTCGTGTATGAGCTGGAAAAGGGTTGGAGCTTTGATGGCTACTACATTCCTCACTTCGTGGAGTTGAATTGGTACTTCGGTGACAACCCTGTAACCTACCATGCTATCCAGAAGATTCGTATCCACGGGCTTAGCTGTGGTCGTACCAAACTTCAGGTTAGCACCAGCGGGTTGCAGACCAACTATGAG